GGATGCCGCTAATGATCAGGTTGGCGCAATTGCTGGACCTTTTGTTAAGGGTCCCGTAGATGTTCCAGTTTTGATTGAAACGGAACAAGATCTTCTCGCTACCTTCGGAAAGCCAGTAGCAACAGATGCACAATATGATTATTGGATGAGTGCATCATCGTACCTTTCATATGGAGGTACATTAAGAGTAATCAGAACTGATGATGATCAACTGAATAACGCTAACTCTGGTGTTTCCGCTGATTCTATAACTCTTAAAATTAAGTCTTACGAAGACTACGAAAATTCATACAGCACTGCCACTAATTGGCATTATGCAGCAAAGAACCCAGGTAGATGGGCAAACAAACTAAAAGTTTGTACTATTGATGCATTTGCTGATCAAGTAATTACCGTCAGTGACACTTCTGGTGTTATGGTTGGAATGGGTGTTACCCAATCACTGCAAGGAAAAGTTGCTGCTGGAATCGGAATTACTGAAGAACTCACTGGTTTCTTAAGAGGAGTCATTACCGGAGTAGGTACAGATTCTGGTCTTGATGCAAATCAAATTTCTGTTAATATTACCGATCAAGTAAATGCTGCTGGTGTTTCCACCGCAGTAACTTATCAGCAAGGCGGTGTATTCTCATTCGATGCACCAACTACATCTACTGTAACTAGCACTGTTGGAGTTGCAACAACTGCAGGTACAATCGATACTGCATTTGATGTTTCTATTAGCGGAATCGTTACTACTGGAGTTAACCTTGGTGATGCAGTCACAGTAACTGGAGGCAACTCAACTGTTGCTGCAGGAACAACTGTTATTGGAATTGGAACAGACTTCATTACAGTTGACAGAACAATCACTGGTATCAGTACCGCAGGAGATGGAGCAGTCTTTACGTTCTCTAGAACTACACAGACTTCAGAGTTCCTGAACACAATGAGAGTTGTTAGTACTGCTGGCACCACTATTACTTCATATACAGGAAGCACAACGGTTACCGATTGGTATTCACTCCAAACTCTTGGACTGGACAACGCTGTAGTATACTGGAAGAACATCGCTGAGAAACCTGGAACTTCTCAGTATGCTTCTGAAAGAAGTTCTAAGAACGACGAAATACACGTTGTTGTCGTTGATGACAGCGGATCAGTCACAGGAATCGCAGGAAACATTGTTGAGAAGTTTACCTTCCTCAGCAAAGCATCTGATGGTAAGAGATCACCTACAGAGCGTGTCTACTACAAGTCATATGTTGCTACAACTTCAGACTACATTTACGCTGGAGCACACAGAACCGGAGTTTCCGGAGGACTTACACAGTCATCAGGAGTTGGATTCACAACATCTGCCATTGCAAACTGTGGAAATGAAGCACAAGGAACTAGTTTCGCAGTAGACGGTAAGAGAATCTACAATCTGACAGGTGGTGAAAACTACTCTGATGCAGGTGGATTTGCTCCCACCCTCGCCAATGTCATCAGTTCTTACAATATCCTCAAGAACCCTGCCGAATATCCGATTAATTTCCTGATTAACGGACCTTCTGGTGGATCTACAGTTCAAGAGTCACAAGCAAAGGCAAATAAACTGATTGAGATCGCAAATCTCAGAAAAGATTGTATCGCTTGTATCTCACCTCATAGATCAGACGTAGTTAACGTATCAGATTCTGATATACAAACATCAAATATCATTAACTTCTTCGATACTTTAACTTCATCCTCATATGCTGTATTCGATTCTGGATACAAGTACATGTATGACAGATTCAACAATGAATTCCGTTACATTCCATGTAACGCAGACGTTGCTGGACTGATGTGCAGAGCATCTATCAATGAGTTCTCTTGGTTCTCACCTGCTGGTGCATCAAGAGGAACAATCAATGGTGCAGTCAAACTTGCATACAATCCATCACAAGCACAAAGAGATCTGATCTATCCTAAGAGAATCAATCCAATCATTGCTTCTCCTGGAGCGGGAATTATCCTCTTTGGTGATAAAACCGCACTTTCATTTGCATCTGCATTTGATAGAATCAACGTTCGTCGCTTGTTCCTCACCATTGAGGATTCAATCGAAAGAGCAGCAAGAGCACAACTCTTTGAATTCAACGATGTGATCACAAGATCAAACTTCGTTAATGTTGTTGAACCATTCCTTCGTGATGTTAAGGCGAAGCGAGGAATTACTGATTTCGTCGTAATCTGCGACGAGACCAATAACACTCCAGACATCGTTGACTCTAACCAGTTTAGAGCTGATATTTTCGTCAAACCAGCGAGATCAATTAACTTCATCGGTCTCTCCTTCGTTGCTACTCGCACCGGGGTCAGCTTTGAAGAAGTCGTCGGTAACGTTTAATTCACTATCACCATTTAGAGGAAAAATTTAATGGCTAATCTAAATATCCCAAATACAAAGGATAGAACCCTTGATTCATTCAAGGGTAGAATGATCGGTGGCGGTGCAAGGCCTAATCTATTTGAGTGTGAACTGTACTTCCCCGAAGCTGCTATCCCCCTGGACACATCAAGAAGTCAATTGACTGACAGAGCGAGATTCCTGGTAAAAGCAGCGAATCTCCCAGCATCCAATGTTGCTGCAATCAATATTCCTTTCAGAGGAAGAAACCTTAAGGTTGCTGGTGACAGAACATTTGATATCTGGACCATCACAGTCATCAACGATGTTGACTTTGGAATCAGAACTGCATTTGAAAGATGGATGAACCTCATCAACAAGCATGAGGATAATGCTGGACTTACTAACCCAACATCATATCAAAGAGATATGTTTGTTAGACAGTTAGGAAGATCAGGAGTCACTGGAAATACTCCGTCAAGTGATACTCAAGTTCCTGTACTCAAACAGTACAGATTCTATGGAACTTTCCCAACTAATGTAAGTGCGATTGACTTAAATTATGAAACCAGCGATCAGATTGAAGAGTTTACTGTTGATCTGCAAGTTCAGTGGTATGATGCTCTTGATCCATCTGGCACAACACAGTTAGGAACAGGTTCATAAATAGTAGATAAGAAGTTCAAACTTTGATTAATGTCTAAATTATTTGGTTTTAAGTTACCAGAGTCTGGGGAGAAGCAGAAAAAACTGGTCTCCCCAGTTCCTCCTACCGAGGAAGACAAATCAGATTTTTATCTCTCCAGCGGTTTCTACGGACAATACGTAGATATCGAGGGAGTTTATAAGTCTGAGCAGGATCTGGTACGTAGATACAGAGAGATGTGTCTGCACCCTGAGTGTGATAGTGCAATTGAAGATATCGTAAACGAAGCAATTGTTTCAGATCTTGATGACTCACCTGTTGAAATTGAGTTATCAAATCTTCCTGCATCTGATAAGTTAAAAGATATTATCAGACAGGAATTTAAAACTATCAAAAACATGATGAATTTTGATAGAAAAGCACATGAGATATTCAGAAATTGGTATATTGATGGAAGAGTATTTTATCATAAGGTAATTGATTTAAAATCACCACAAGAAGGAATTCAAGATATTAGATATGTTGATCCTTTAAAAATTAGATTAGTCAGAAAGCAAGAGAAGACTGGTTCTAATAATCAATCTCCATTTGATGTAGCAAGAAGTGGAAGAAATCCTGGAGATCCAGAAAACTATAAAGCACCTGAGATCGAAGAGTATTACATTTATGATCCAAACACTGGATCAAAAGGTAGTGGACTAATCCCAAACAAAGACACAAAAGGTGCAGTTAAGATTGCAAAAGACTCGATCACATATGTAACTTCTGGTCTGGTCGATCGCAATAAGCAAACAGTCTTATCTTATTTGCACAAAGCTGTCAAAGCACTTAACCAATTAAGAATGGTTGAGGATTCTCTGGTTATCTACAGATTATCCAGAGCACCAGAGCGTAGAATTTTCTACATTGACGTTGGCAATCTTCCAAAAGTCAAGGCAGAACAATATCTGCGTGATGTAATGAATCGTTATCGTAACAAACTTGTCTACAATGCGGACACCGGAGAAATCCGTGATGACCGTAAGTACATGGCAATGTTGGAAGATTTCTGGTTACCTCGCCGTGAAGGTGGTAGAGGAACTGAGATTTCTACACTACCTGGTGGACAAAACCTTGGAGAATTGACTGACGTTGATTATTTTCAGACCAAACTTTATAAAGCATTGAACGTTCCTTCCAGTAGACTTGATAGTGCTGGTGGTTTTAATCTTGGTCGTTCCTCTGAGATTCTGCGTGATGAACTGAAGTTCACTAAGTTTGTTGGTAGACTGCGTAAGAGATTCTCTGGAATCTTCAATGATATGCTGAAGACCCAGTTAATTCTTAAGAATATTATCACAATTGATGATTGGTCAGAACTAGAGGATCATATTCAATACGATTATCTTTATGATAATCACTTCTCAGATCTCAAAGAAACTGAATTACTAACTGAGCAACTTAGTGTCATTGCTTCAATGGAACCATATATGGGTAAATATTTCTCTGCACACTATGTGAGAAGTAAGATCCTGAAGCAGACTGAAACTGAAATAAAAGAAATGGATAAGCAGATCAAGAAAGAGATTGCCGATGGTATTATTGCTGATCCAAATACTCCTATTGATCCAGGAACAGGATTACCTGTTGATCAAGTTGCCGGTGGTGGTGACCTTGGAGCACCAATAAATGAACCAGATTTAGAAAAGCAGGGTAAGGCAACTGAAGCACCAGAAGGTGGCGAAATATAAATAAATAATAGTTCTTATAATTTTTTGATTTAAAATGGATGATTTAATGGATATGCTTGTTTCAGGTGAAAGTTCTCCTGCTGAAGTAAGTGATAAAATCAAAGAGATTTTATACACCAAAGCTTCAGATAAAGTTGATTCTGTGAAACCACAAATTGCTGGAAGTCTCTTCGGAGACGAAGAACCAAATGAAGTGGTTGATGAAGTCGAGTCCGAAGAGGACGAAGAAGAAGAAACTCAAACTGGAGACGAAGAATGAGCCTTAGAACGTTATTAATCGGAACAGGAAATGAGGTTGCTCTTAATACAGCAACTAATTTGAGCAACGCTACTGTTGTTAGAGTTGTCAATCTTTCTGGTGGCGATGCAACAGTAAGCATCGCCAAGAGTAGCACTGGTGGTTATATTAGTACTGCCACTGTAACTCTACCTGATGATCGTGTTGAATTTTTTGAAAAGGGTGGACAAGACATTATTTCTGCATCATCAGCAAACGTAAAAGGTATGAAAGTAGGATTCACCGGGTAAACAAATGAAACTAATCAGAG